GGTAGTTCTGATGCTGCAGCAGCTGCAGCCGCAAGTGGTGGTAGAGATTATAGTTCTTCACCTGGTGCCATGGCTGGTGATATGGAGTATGACGAGGAATAATGGCAAACGGCAAAACACCAAAGACAACTGGCGAACATTTAGTATCTCTGTATGGATATGTGCAAGGTTTTAAAAGACAGATAGATCATTTACACCAAGACGTAGGAAAGTTAGAAAGAAAAACAGATACTGTAATCTATTGGATTATTGGTGGCGCTTTTACTACTATACTAACACTGGTAGGTTTGTTTAATTTATTTATAAATTAGATCCAAGCTTTTAACTCTTCACCCATAATCTCTGTAGCGATATTTACTTTCTTACGAAGAGCCACTACTATTTTATCGTCTATTGTATCTTCTGCAATAAGGTCAATATAAGTCATAGGTTTTTCTTGACCAATACGATCTATTCTTGCTTCTGATTGTTGTCTCTTCTCAAGATCATAACCATTAGAATAATATATCATTGTTGATGCACCTGTAAGTGTAATACCATAACCACCTGTTTGTGTTGTACCAACTAAAAATCTAATCTTACTATTCTTATCTTGTATTTCTTTTATAGCTTTTTGTCTGTCATCTGTAGATGTTTCTCCATAATAAGTTACAACAGAACCTGGATATTTTTTTTCAATAGTTTCAACTATAATATCTATGTCATGTCTATAATGTGCCCAGATAACAGCTTTACCCTCTACCTCTTCAAGGATATCCATTAATTCACCGATACGATTATTTTTTAAATTTTGTATATCTCCATCATCAGATGTAAAGTGACCACAAGTTATTTGATGTAATCTCATTAACTGTACAATAACCGTATTTGTAGAAACCATTTTACCATTTAAATAAGCAAGAGCTTCTTTTTTCATTTGATTATAAACTCTTTTCTGTTCATCAGATAATTCTATTGTACGTCTAATAAATGTTTTCTTTGGTAAATCTAAACAATCATCTTTTAATACACGATAAGAAAAAGGTTTTAGTTTTTCTGATAATTCTCCAAGATTAATATATCCAACAACAATATCTACAGATCTAGCACCCGTCATAATTTTTTTCATAATCGCATACCTAGCTCTGAATGTATAATAAGATTGATGACCTAAAAGAAAAGGATCTAAAAATTTACATTGTGAATATAAATCTAAAGGTGATTTAGTTACAGGTGAGCCTGTAAGTATTCTTCTATAAGCACATTTATTTGTAAGACTTAAAATGTTTTTTGTTCTCTTTACATTGTGTGTTTTTATAGATGTAGATTCATCTACTGCTACCATTGCTTTATGACATAATAAAAATCTTTCTGCAAACTTCAAAGCTTTTGGATAAGAAAAAGCCTCTACATTCATTATAAGAATATGAAAGTCTGTGCCAGTTTTAAACACGCTATATAAGTTTTTCATATACTTATCTGAAGTTTCTGATGTTTTCCAAAGGACCACCTTTTTTTCAATGTGATCTGCCATGTGCGTAGGTATCTCTGAATCAGCCCAGTTCTTATAAACACCTTTAGGAGCTATGATAATAGCCCCATTTATAAGACCTCTGTCATAGAGCATAGACATATTATCTATCAATACTTTTGATTTACCTGTACCCATCTCCATAAAATAGGCAAATACTTCTTTATCCCATGACATTTCTAATGCCTTTTCTTGATGAGCATATGGTTTAGTTTTAAACTTGTATAACATGTTTGCTTTTTCTTTCTATAAATCGTATACAATGATATAAAGTAAAAGTCAAATGAGTAAAGTTTATTTAACACAGGAAATACCTACCGATAGAGAAACCGGCAAACCAAAATACAGTATTGCGGGTGCTGCGAAGTATGGCGAAATTGTGACTTTGCTACCTATGTATTCTCAAATTATTTATTCACCAGGACCAGCAGTGCAAAAATTAAAAGGTCTTTTAAAAGATTTTACATCAGAAGATTATTTATTATGTGCAGGAGATCCAGCAATTATGTGTGCTGTTACTTCTATTATAACACAACTTACAAATGGTAAATTTAAATTATTAAAATGGGACAGACAAGAAAAGAGTTATTATGTTTTAAACTTTGACATTTAGAATTTTTTAGTTTATAGAAAGCAATATGAAAGTGAGGAAATATGACAATTAATCTGAGAGCAGACGCACCTAGTCAATCTGATCGTATAGATCCTTCTGAATTATCAGGAGAGATTGAAAAATTAAAGACTGTGCAAACGCAAATAAAAGCAAAAGAAGACGAAATAAAAACTTTAAAAGACCAAGAAAAAAATTTTAGTAATGTAGTTATTCCAAAATTAATGGAAGACTTAAATATTAAAACAATGAAACTATCTGATGGATCAGAAGTTTCTGTCAAAGAAATTTATAGTGCCACCATAAAAGCAGACAAGAAAGCTGAGGCACACAAATGGCTTCGAGACAATGGCCTAGGTGATATTGTGAAGAACAAGATCATCGTTACCTTTGGTCAAAACGAAGACGACAAGGCTATGGCGTATGCTACCCTTGCAAGAGGGCAGGGTTATGAACCAACTCAAGAAGAGAAAGTTCATCCTGCCTCTCTCAAAGTAGTATTGGAAGAGTGGAAAAAATCTGGTAAAGATGTTCCATCCGATCTATTTTGGACGTTTGAAGGTAATCAAACGAAAATAAAAGGTAAACTAATAGACTAATAAACTAACAAAGGAGTAAACATGAAAACTGAAAGTAGTCTAACAAAGAAAGATAATGCAGGTGCATTATCTACAATCGATCTCAGAAAGGATTCTGGAAGAGGATCTCAAGAGATTAAAACAGAAGACGTATCTACACCGATTCTGAAAATCTTACACCAGTTATCACCTGAGTGTAATTCAAGAGATCCTAAATATGTTGAGGGTGCAAAACCTGGTATGATATATTCAGGCAGTCTTGGTATCATGCAAGATGGAGATAAAGGGATAAACATAATGGTTGCGTATGCACAAATGCGTTATCCTGAATGGCAAGATATGGGAGATAGCCCGTCAGCTCCTGTAGGCACACACATGTCTATACCTGCAGATGCGAAAGAAGAAAAAGGTGGAAGATACAGATTACCAAATGGTAATTACGTAGAAAAAACTGCATACTTTTATGTTCTGATTTTAGTAAATGAAGAACTTAAACCTGCGGTGATTCCTATGAGATCTTCAAATCTTACGCCAGCAAGGGAACTTAACAATTTGATTAAGAATCAAAGAGTTACGGATGACAAAGGTTCCTTTGAACCAGCTTCTTATCATACAGTTTATAATTTAAAAACTGCATCAAGAACTGCTGGAAGTAAAAGCTGGCATGTCTACAAACCAACAAAGGTTAGAAGTCTTAACATCACAGATAAAAAAGATTCTGATATGTATAAGATCGCACAACAGTTGGAAGAGACAGTAGCGAAGGGAACAGCTAAACCTAAATACGAGAACAACAGACAATCAACTGCTGATATTGTATAAACATTTAGGGGCGGCTTCGGTCGCCCCTTACATTTATGAAAGAGTTTATAAAATATTTCACAGGGTTGAAGCGTAATTATGGTTTTTGTAATATTAAAAACGGTTATGTTGATCCGGAGACAGGAAAGATAAAATTTAATCCAGGTGATTATGGATGGTCTTCTGTTGAAGTAACAGATGAAGATTATAACAACCACCTTGCAGGTAAAAAGTCTATAGGCATACAACCATGTAATGATAAAGGTATGGCATCCTTTGGTGCTATAGATGTAGATCCAAAAAAATATATTGGTTTTGAGATTCAGAAGTATCTAGAAATCATACAAGAAAAAGAATTACCTATCATACCTGTTAAATCAAAGAGCGGAGGTTTACACCTATACGTATTCACAAAAGAATTAGTCAAAGCTAGTGACATTAGAGAATTTTTAGAAACATTATTATTTACATTTGAACTACCATCAAACACAGAGATTTATCCTAAACAAACCAAACTAGGAACTAATTCAGATGGTAAGCCTATCAATGGTAACTTTATAAATCTACCATACTTTAATAAAAAAGAACGTGTTGCACTTATGCCATCTGGTGAAGAAATGGATTTTGAAAAATTCATTACAGTTGTCGGTTTAAATTTACAAACAAGAAAACAATTAAAAGATATTGCAAACAATCTAGTTACAAAAGAACTTACAGGAGGACATGCAGAGTTTTTAGATGGTCCACCTTGTCTACAATTAATAACAAAAGATCTTACTAATGGTAAAAAATTATCTGATGAAAGAGATAGATTTTTATACAACTATATGGTCTTTGCTAAAAAGAAGTTTAAGGATAGTTGGGAGGACAAAGTAAAAGAAGCTGCTAGAAATTATGTGCTTTATGATAACGTATGGGGTGATTCTAAAGTAGAAAAGAAAATAAAAGATTGGAAAAAAGATACAGCTGGACATACTTGTAGTGAAGATCCCATCGCTAGAAAATGTTCTAGAGTCGAATGTGTTAAAAGAACTTATGGAATAGCTTCTCAACTAACTAGATCTTGGCCTATGCTATCTGGACTACAGAAGATAGACTTTAAACCTGACCCAGAATTTTATTTAAACGTAACCAAACCAGATGGATCTGTTGTTCAAATACATGCTAAAGATATTAAAAAGATAATAGAACAAAGAGAACTTAAAGCTTTGATAGCTGCGCAAGCAGATATGTTACCACCTTCAATTAAATCTACTGACTTCCAACCTATGATACATAACCTGATGCAAAGCATAGATGTCATGCAACCGGCCTCAGGAACCACACCAAGAGAAATATTATTTGAATTAACAAAAGAATATTTAAATGGTGTTAGAGCTACAAGTCATAATTCATTTGTAAGTGGTGCAGTATTAGAAGAAGATGAGTATGTGTATTTTAAATTTCAACCGTACTACGATGAATTAAAAAGAAATGAATGGAAGAAAGATGAACAAAGAACTTCTTACATATTGCACACTTTGTTTAAAGGTGAGTTTGATCAACAGAAAAGATATCCAGGCAAAGATAAAAACGGAAAATATTTTCCTGCAATACGTTGTGTAAAATTACCTATAGAAATATTTAAGAAAGACAAAGCTCCAGAAGAAATTATAGATATGGAAAGCAAGGAGGATATAGTTTGATTTATAAAGTATATGGACCTCCAGGCACAGGTAAAACACATAGTCTAATTAGTAGAGCTAAAGCTTATGCTAGAGTTGGCGTGCCTTTACACAGAATAGGTTACTTCGCTTTTACAAAGAAAGCAGCACAAGAAGCAATCAAAAGAATGCCAGCTGAAGAAAAACAATTACCCTACTTCCAAACATTGCACGCTTTTTCTTTTCACACTTTAGCTTTGAAAGAAGAAGACATCATGCAGCCTTACCACTATGAAGATCTAGGTAAAATATTAAATATAAGGGTAAACTATGTTGACAAATATAACGAAGAAGAAACGCATTACTTAACAAATGACAACCCCTATTTTCAACTAATTGGTAGAGCAATTAACAGAGATATAACTATACGAGAAGAGTTTGATAGAAACGAACATGATAAAAAATATATAAACTGGGATACTCTAAAACACATTCATCATAATTTAATAGAATACAAAAAACAAAATCAGCTAAAAGATTTTAACGACATAATTAAAGGAGTTACTTTAAAAATGATAAAAGACTTTGATGTTGTTTTTATTGATGAAGCACAAGATTTATCTCCATTACAATGGAAGCTGTATGATTTATTAAAACAAAAAGCAAAGGACGTATATCTAGCCGGCGATGATGACCAAGCTATTTTTGCATGGGCAGGAGCTGACGTGGAAAGATTTATAAGAGAACCAGCTAAAGAAAAGATTTTAAAATATTCAAAAAGAATATCAAAAGCAGTGCAGGAAGAGTCTAATATTATCACTAATAGAATAGTAGGATCTAGAAAGATAAAAGATTATCTACCCAATAGTAACAAAGGAGAGACACAGCACATATCAAACTTAGGACAAGTAGATTTATCAAAAGGTAAATGGTTGATTTTAACTAGAACGAGATCCACACTTTTAAAGATAATGGAAGAACTTAAAAAAGCTAACCTTTACTTTCAAAGTAAAAAGGGTAAAAGTTTTAGAGTATCAATGTATAACGCAAAAAGATATTACGACAGTTGGAAATCTGGTAAAGAGTTAGATGATAAATATTTTAAGGACATAAAAGAGTTTACTGGAGATGTAGAACTAGATAAGACTATCTCTTGGTTTGATGCATTTATCAACGCAGATCTTACAGAAAAAAATTACATTAGACAATTATTAGAAAGAGGAGAAAGACTTGATGAAGATGCAAGAATATGGTTATCTACTATTCACGCTATAAAAGGTGGTGAAGAGGATAATGTTATTCTGTCATTGGAACAAGGAGATAAAATACAGAAAGCAATAAAGAAAAGTTTTGATAAACAAGATGAAGAGCACCGTGTTTGGTATGTTGCAGTAACTAGAGCTAGACACAATTTATATAAGTTGAAAGCAAAAATAAAAAGAAAAGGATATAATTTATGACAGACGAAAGTATATTTGACCACGTTAGTCCGCAGAATAAACAGATAGGTGGATCTCACTATAAAAATTTTCACATACAGCCGTACGAATTTATTTCAAAAAATAATCTCTCGTTCTTTCAGGGCTGTGTTGTGAAGTACGTTTGCAGATACATGAAAAAGGATAAGATAAAAGATTTAGAAAAGATTATACATTACTGTGAATTAGAAATTAAAAAGATGAAGGATATGAAATGATATTACCACAAACAGAATGGGTACAACCAAAAGAATATCCAGATTTAAGACAAGCAGATGAAATTGCAATTGATTTAGAAACAAGAGATCCAAACTTAAAAAAATTAGGATCAGGTTCTGTAATCGGAGCAGGTGAAGTTGTAGGTATTGCTGTAGCTGTAGATGGTTGGTCAGGTTATTTTCCAATAGCACATGGCTCAGGACCTAATATGGACAGAAAGCGTACTTTAGAATGGTTTCAAGATACATTGGAATGTCCTGCCACTAAAATTTTTCATAATGCAATGTATGACGTATGTTGGATTAGATCTATGGGATTAGCGATTAATGGTTTGATTGTGGATACCATGATTGCATGTTCTGTTATAGATGAGAATAGATTTAGTTACACCTTAAATGCTTTGTCGTGGCATTTTTTACATAAAGGTAAGAATGAATCAGCTTTAAATAAAGCTGCAAAAGAAAGAGGACTCGATCCTAAAGCAGACATGTGGAAACTACCAGCTATAGAAGTAGGACAGTATGCAGAAAGAGATGCTGAATTGACTTTAGAACTGTGGCACGAAGTAAGTGATATATTAATTAATCGAGATCTTCAAAAAATTTTCGACTTGGAGACGGACCTTTTCCCTTGTTTAGTAGAGATGAAAGAGAAAGGAGTTCGTGTAGACACCGAGAAAGCCAATCTATTAAAACAAGAACTGACATCCAAAGAACAAAAACTATTGTTAAAAGTAAAATCAGAGACAGGACTAGAACCTCAGATATGGGCCGCCAGATCAATAGCACAAGTTTTTGATAAATTAGGTTTAAAATATGATAGAACTGAGAAATCACAAGAACCCTCCTTCACAAAAAATTTTCTTTTTAATCACGAACATCCTGTAGTGCAGATGATAGCAGAAGCAAGAAGGATTAACAAGGTCAACACAACTTTCATTGACACCATATTAAAGCATGAACATTTAGGTAGAATACACGCGGATATAAATCAAATTAGATCTGACGACGGAGGAACAGTTACAGGAAGGTTCAGTTACTCAAATCCAAACTTACAACAAATACCTGTAAGAGATCCGTCTTTAGGTCCAATGATAAGATCTTTATTCATACCTGAAGAAGGTTGTAGATGGGGTTGTTTTGACTATTCACAACAAGAACCAAGACTTGTTGCACACTATGCTCTTAAATTTAAACTACCCTCTGTTAATACAATAGCAGAATCATATGAGTCTGATGATAAAACAGACTTTCATCAAATCGTAGCAGATATGGCTGACATACCTAGATCACAAGCTAAAACAATCAATCTGGGTCTTTTCTATGGTATGGGTAAAGCTAAACTACAAGCGGAATTAGGAGTATCAGAAGAAAAAGCAAAAGAATTGTTTGATAAATATCACACTAAAGTGCCTTTTGTTAAACAACTTATGAATAAAGTTATGTCAGTTTCACAGAAAAAAGGTGAAATAAAAACTCTTCTAAAACGTAGATGTAGATTTCCAAAGTATGAACCCATTTTACGTGGTGATGATTGGGGTAAATACGTGCCTCCCGAAGAACATGAAAGAATGATGGAATTAAAAGAGATGGGTCCATTTATTATTGATGAGGATGGTAAAAAAACTGACAAGAAAAATTATTGGCACAATAATCCATCTAGAAGAGCATTTACTTACAAAGCTTTAAATAAACTCATACAAGGATCTGCAGCTGATATGACAAAAAAAGCAATGTTAGAACTTTACAAAGAAGGTATAATAGCTCACATACAAATACATGATGAGTTAGATATATCAGTTGAATCAAAAGAACATGCTGATAAAATAAAACAAATCATGGAAGATGCAGTTGATCTTGAAATACCCAACAAGGTTGATTATGAAGAAGGGGATAACTGGGGTAGTATAAAATGAGGAATTATTATGGCATATCTAAACGCAAACATACCACCGGAATACGCACAGATCAGAAGGGAGTATCTATATGACCTTAAAAAACATCATGGAGAAGTTGAAGACTGCATTATTTTTGGTCTTTCGGCTATTACGGGGCGTAGTATCCTTTTTCATTGTATTATGGAAAATGGAGCTGTCTTCTATCGTCTCCCGATATCTGCGTTCATTCAAAGAGGCTTTGATCCAGAAAAAGTTCCTAGACGTAGACTTGATGAGCTACAGTTATGGAATTGTTTTAGTTATTATCCTGCTGTGCATTCTTGGGATATTCTAGAAGCACAAGCTGGTAAATACATAGGAAAAGACAAGAAATGGCATCATGGTAAATATTTATTTACAGTTGATTTTGCTCATCCTGAAAGTAATATTTTAGATACAGATCATTCTGAAATACCTCACGAACATAAATGTGCTCACATAATTGCATTAGACGATGGTAATTATGCTGCACAACCTAACAATAGATGTATATGGGACATACCTTCTTTCACTGTTAAAAACAATGTACCTGATTGGAAAGTGCAAACGTCAGAGTGGAATGTTGAAAACACAAGTCAATGGAGAACAGAAGATACTGATAAATTTTTCTATGAGATAGAAGAAAAAAACAATGACTGAAATTAAAATAATTAAAAATGCGTTGCCTGAAGAAACTATGAAAAAAATAGAAGATATGTTTTTTTCAAATACTTTTACTTGGGGATATTCTAATTCTAACGCTGGTAATGATGAAGAAAGCTATCTTTATCATTTTTTTTATAACATGAACACACCATGTTCACCTTATTATGCTGAATTATTGCCGTTATTAACTTTTATGAAACCCTTGTCGTTAATCGGAATAAGAGCTAATATGTATATTAACAAAAACAAAAAATGTTTTGGCGGATGGCATAACGATGATTGGGGTAATGACAAATTAAATCATACAACTTCTATCTTTTATGTTAATACAAACAATGGTGAAACTGAATTTAAAACAGGAGAAACTATTAAAAGCGAAAGGAATAAACTCATGGTGTTTCCTGCTAAACTTGAACATCGAGCTATAAGTCAAACTGATAAAGATAGAAAAATTTGTATCAATCTTAACTACTTTTAATTATGAAACTAACAGCAAATATAACTCTTGATGAGTTAACCAAAAGTCAAGTCGCTGAGAGGAAGGGTATAAATAATAATCCTAATCCAGCACAAATAGAAAATTTAAAAGCATTGGCTACAAATATATTGCAGCCAGTTCGATCACATTTTGATAAACCATTGATCATATCATCAGGATTCCGTTGTGCTCAGCTTTGCGTAGAGATAGGAAGTTCGGTTAACAGCCAACATGTGGCAGATGACAAAGCAGCTGCAGCAGACTTTGAGATACCAGGTGTAGACAATAGAGAGCTAGCTTTATACATCAAGAACGAGTTAGAATTTGACCAACTTATATTAGAATTTTACAAAGATAACGAACCAACTTCGGGCTGGATACATTGTAGTTACTCAACAGATCACAACAGAGGTCAATCGTTAAGAGCACAGAGAGTTGATGGTAAAGTAACCTACACACCTTGGTTAGAATGAAACTAGATTTATTTTCAATTCCAATAGTTATAGAAAATATAGATTTAGAACGTATAAAACTAGAACCTCTAAAGTTAGACAGAAAATGGTTGTCGGAGACACCAACTTCTCATGGTGGTCAAAATATATTAGATCCAGAATCTTACAGATATTTAATGTTTAAACTTTCTGGTATGCTTGAGAAGATAGTTCCTAATAATATAACAATAAAACTAGAAGGTGTTTGGGCAAATCGTTATGACAAAGATGATTATCAAGATAATCATTTTCATCCAGGTTCTCATTTTAGTTTCATAATTTATGTTAAAGGTTCATCAAGAACTGTATTCTTCTCCCCTGGAAAATATCTTATTGATTCTTTTTATAGTTTCAATCTTTTTCAAAATAGCTTTGAGCCAAATTGCCAGCCTGGTCAGATATTAATATTTCCTAGTTTCTTAGAACATATGGTAAAGAAGTCTTCTGACATGGTGACTTATTCAGGAAATTTATCTATAGTAGAGTTTGATAAAAGAACAATAAAAGTAATGGAGAATAAAAATGGCAATAACTAGAGGATCAATACCAGCTCAAATCGATGGCAAATTAAGAGGCGCTAGAGATGAAAAAAAGAAAAAACGAAGAGTTATCGAAGCCATCAAACGTAAATCCAATCGCAAAAAGTCTAAGGTCTAGCGTATTCAAGTCTAAAGTGATACAATCAAAGAAGTTGTACAACCGTAAAAGGGAGAGAAAAAACACTCTCAATGCGGCCGCACAAGAAATTAAGGAGTAGATAATGACAAAATTATGTCCTAGAGGAAAAGCAGCAGCGAAAAGAAAATTCGCAGTGTACCCTAGCGCCTATGCTAATGCCTACGCATCTAAAATCTGTGCAGGTAAAATCAAAGATCCATCTGGTGTAAAAAGAAAAGATTTCAAAGGACCTAAACCAGCAAAACTTGGTGCTATGATGAAATACAAAACTGGCAATCAAGTTAAAATTAAAAAAGTAGCTGGGGCATTGAGAAAAGCATCTAAGCTACATGCAGCTCAAGCAAAAACTTTAAGCACAGTTAAAGCAAGTGAAGGTAAGTACATGGGTTCTTACATTAAAAGTGAAGTAGGCGGAAAGAAAATTTCTAATAAGTCTTATGAGTCTTATTATAAAGGAATGATTTAATGTCAAAACGAGGCACATGCTGGGTTGGTTACGAACAAAAAGGCATGAAGAAAAAAGGAAATAAAATGGTCCCAAATTGTGTACCTGCAGGAATGAAAAAAGGTGGACTTAAAGAATGGTTCAGACAAGACTGGGTAGATATTGGATCAAAGAAAAAAGGTGGAGGTTTTAAAAAATGTGGAAGAAAATCTGCAAGTGGATCAAAAAGAAAATATCCAAAGTGCGTCCCTGCTGCCAAAGCAGCAAGCATGACAGACTCTCAGAGACGGAGTGCCGTTGCAAGAAA